ACCCAGCAGACACAGACGGCTCATAGTTAGTTAAGATTTTACAAGTGCCTGGATTCTGCTGAATCATGTAGTGAGGACTAACCAAATCTAGTCCCCCATTTAGGTTTAGTACATATGGAGTTTGTTGGCCCATTAGATATACCGTATCCTACTATCCACCACCCTATCAGGGGCTCCATGAAGCTCTTGCTTACGCATCTCCCGCAAGCCGTTATTGTATTCTTGGTCAGCAATAGCAGCTTGGTTAGGATTTTCTTTACGCTGCCATGCATAGTAACGAGTACGTGCTTTCAACACAGGCACGTATTGATCTGGAATTATCAACTCATCTAAAGCATTTGCCAGAAGACTCGGACGACTGTACGCCCAAAAATATATCCGATAAACTTTGTCAGGAAGTCCACTCAAACCAAGCCTACGATTGTCAGGACTCCTAATCACCCTACGAGGAACAGTCCAGCTTCCACTATCAAGCTTATTAGTTTCTTCTGTAATTGCCCAATGATCTCTCCATTCATTAAGCTCAATGTATGGGAGATTACGAACAGTGTAAGGAGCTACCTCACCAGCAACACCTTCAGTGGTTAGTGAGATGTTATTCCAATCTATCCATCCATAGTCCTCATTAACATGCGTAGAGACAGGATTGAGCAAATACCACCGCTGTCCTGCCACCGTCTCAATATAGGTGTTGCCATAAAAATCGTCTTGAGGAGAATCTACAGAAAGCCAAGGCCATTTGTTATTAGGATTGTTCATGTCCAGATATGCTCTGTTCACAAACTCCTTCACTGATGCCTGAATGTTGGTTGCATTAGCGAACGTGGACTCAGTGAGCTTCACTTCATTCATCTCACCCAAGATGTCGTTCACCACTTGCATGTACGTTGTCGCCATTAGAATTCCTCAGACAAGTATATTGTGCAGTTTGCTTCTTTGGTTCCACTCCAAGGTTCTATTACTACTACGAGAATGTCGCCAGGAGTTATCCAGAATGGGGCTGTGTCTTCTGCTGGATTGGTTATTACATTCTTAACTTCTATATCATTCCACTCTTCCAGCACTTTTTGCATATTGCCTCTGTCCAATTGGAAAGCTACATCCAGTGTAGTATTGTGTCCACCAATAATGTAGGACAGGTTAGCATCTGGTCGATTTGTCCAAGTAAGTCCTGCAAGGTTTGTAGCTATAGTGTCTCTAGCAACATAGACATAAACACCTGCCTCATCTCTACACCATGTTCCCAGTCGTGAAGCTACAGCATCAATACTATTGAGCAGCACTTCACTGCCGAGAGTAACAGTGCGGGGCACTCTGATAGCCAATGCAGCACTGCCAGAATTGGCATCATCTACATCCACTAGCCCTTCTGTACTTTGAGAGACAAAGCTCCTACCTTCCTGTTGTCCACCTTCAGAAGCTACATCTACACAACCAGCTTCTATTGTCACTTCAACACCAGCATCGTCTGTGATAGATTCAAAGGCTACAGGGAGGGCAGGATTACGCATAGAAAGAGTTGTGCGTGTTCCTAGTTCTGCTTCTAAATAAACTTCTTGCAAGTCTACAAAGAACTTATAGTTTCCAACACCTCTCCATTGGTATTGGATATCATATACGTGACCTTTAGAGGGATCAAAACCAGAGGGAAGCATGCTGGTGATATTTATTCTTAGTTCTACTACACCGTCTGTAAGACGACAGGCATACATTTGCCAATCTGCCCCGTCTCCTTCTAGCTCGAAGTAGACACCATTCTCTTCCGTGAATAGCCCCCACTTACGTCTACCATCTGCTGTAGGAGAGGCCAGAATCACTGCGGTACTATATAGGTGTCCTCTGTTTGGCTGGTAGCGAGGGTTGCGCTTACTGCGTAGGTAGCCTCCCTCGGATGCTACAGTGCCACTCCCTACTTTCAACAAACCATTTGAAGAAACAGCATACGTTCCTGTTTGGGCCAATGGTGTGTAGCTCCCACCACTAACTTCATACTCTTCCCAAATACTATCTCGTACACCAAACGTCCATGTGCCATGGAACAGGGAGTAGTCTAGAATTGCCTTAGGTCTTCCCCAAGCATCCCTTTGAATATCTCCGTAGTCACTGTTGTCTACAACCTTAACTGCGGACGGATCAGAACTTCCAGAAGTTAGAGGTTCCCATTCACCAGTGACAGAATTGAAAACGTACTGAAGAGCATAGTTAAAGTATTTACTATCTTTTAAAGACATATCCTCTCCAGAAAAGAATTAGGGGGAGCCCCCCCCCGAAGAGGGCTCCCGAGTTATGCTCAGTCGATAAGCATATTCGCCTTGGCAAGAGCGGTCGGACGCAGAACCTTACGGCCCCACACCAGAAGACCACGGACCACATCAGCGAAGGCATCGTGAGCACGGAAGCTCTCGGTTTGCGAGAGTGCCGAAGCAGATGCCGTAGCAGACATGTGACCTGCCAGGAGGTTGTAGAGGTCGGTGCCCGAGAACGAACCCGTACCTGCTACCGTTGCGAGGTTGTTGGACTTGTACAGCTTGAAGCCGCGAAGCATGCCCGAAGCAACCAGACCATTCCGAAGGCCACCGTCGCCTTGGTTGTAATCAACCGACATCAGCTTGGAGCTAGTACGAGCCAGCTCTTCGTAGAAAATCGGGTTAGCAACCACGTAGCGGTTTTCTTCTGGAACATTGTCGTCGTCGAGGAGACGAGCCAGACGAGAAAGAACGTCCAGCGGGTCCACTTCACCACTACCAAAGCCCGTATCAATCGGGGCAGCAGTCGTGCCGTAGACATTACCCGAATCAACACCAGCAACCATCTGGGCGATGACATCAGTATCGTAGTCATCAGTCAGTTGATATGCAGCATTGTCTGCAGCAATCATCTGCCAGTTGATGTGGGAGAAGCGGGTTTCCAGATCGTCCACTTCGAAGCGGAAATACTTAGCTTGGTCGATCACCATGACAAGCTCTTGGCTGGTCAGAGCAGTACGGCCAGCGGCGGTATCCGTCTCACGAAGGTAGTCAGCCGTAGTAATCTGCGGCTCTTTGACGATGTTAACAGTGTCGCCGTATTGAGCAATCTCACCAAAGTAGTCAGTGTTGGTGATTGCCTCACAGACTGCCATCTTACGAAACGCGATCTGCACCTTCTGGGAGAAAATCTCCGGCACCCAGAAGTTATTGGTTTGGCCTGCAGTGGCCGAGTTAAAGTTCTGCCGACTGGCAGTTGTTGCATTCTCAAAATGAGCCATGATAGTTACCTCTATCCTATGTTAAATGTGTCTCCTACCACACCGTAGCCATATAGGGGGGTAACTAAGAAGTAGCCTAAAGGGGTTCTTAGTTGGTAGCTTTACTCACCCATCAATATTCGGCCTTCTTGATAGGCCCGGTCAATCTCTGGCATGAGCTGTTCCGCCTGTTTGGGTGACAGGGCAGCGATTTCGGATTGTTTCCACATCCTCTCGCCGGTAGCTGTCGGTTCTTCACGTCGCGGACGGGTGGGCACTGCTTCATCAGCACCCCTTTCAGTTTGAGTGGGTTGAGCAGGTGGCCTCTGTGCTTGTGCTTGTGTGCCCAGCATACCTCTGTCGGCCTTATAGAGGTTGATAGCCTTGGCTGCAAGCTGCACATTGGTGCTGTTCTTGTACACCCAGTTCTGAATTTCTTCTGGCTGATCTTCAGCCCAGTTGTGGAAGTCTTCGTTACTACGGATTTCTTCAAAGTCCGGAACTAGAGACTTCAGCTCTGCATAAGCCCTGTTAGCTTCTGCGTGAGCGAGACGCTCCTGCATCTCCTTAAGTTGTTCTGCAAGCTGCTTGGATTCTTCACTCGCACGAAGGTGAGCAACACTTTCCACTACAGCATAAATATCTGGATTCTCTTCACGGAAAGACTTAAGCTCGTCCTCTGATTTAGGAGGCGTATACTTAGGCCTGTTGTTCCGCATATCTTCCTTGAGCTTAGCAATCTCATCCTTCATTCCCTGAAGCTTACGATCATGATGACGCTTCAAATCGTCATAACGCTTCTTATAATCTACCTTCTGATATCGTTGTTCTGGTTCTGGCTGTGGTTCTTGTTCTGTTGCAACAGCTTCTGCCTGAGGCTCCTGTTCTGGTTCGGGATCAGAATTTTCCATCTTATCAAGTATAGCTGTCTTTGGCCTTTGCACGTATGCCATGTTTTCTGCAGATTGGAAGGCCTCACCAGTTTTACCTTCATCGGCCCACTCCTTATCTGCATTGTACTTACCAGACTGACGCTGGTTATTCTGAGTCATTCGCATAGTTAGCTCCTAAAAAATAACAGATTATAATTGGGAGCGGGAGTTGGAGTTGCACCAACATCTCCAAGGTTATGAGCCTTGGGCTCTACGTTAAGCTATCCCGCTATATTACATTGCTCCCGCTTTGGCCCGTGCTTCTTCATGCATTTGTTCTAGTTTTTCTAGGCCAATCTCTTCTACTGCTGCGGCTGAGAAAACAAATTCCCCGTCGCTAAGGCGAGCTGGAACCATGTCTTCTTCTGGTCCACCTTCGCCCTCTACAAAACCATCACTGGTTTTCATTGCCATCTCAGCAAGCTCTGCTACAACAGGAAACTCCTGTGCCAGCATAGCCACTTCCGTAAACTTAGCTTCACCCAACACTTCTGCCAAGGGAGCCCACTCCAAACCTTGGTCTTCCATCGGAGGCTCTTCCATCATCATCTCAGGAGGAGCAAGTAGTGCTTCTTCATTCATAACTTCTCCCCCTTCTGCATATTTTTTGTTAGGATCAAACCGTTCTGCTTCTTCACTGCCATACTTCAAATTAACTCTGCCAGCACCTGGATCTTGATACATCACTCTATCATATCCATGTTTAGCCATTGAGTTCACTGCTTCTTGAATGGCTGTACTCATAGCATACTTACTACTATGATGTTGAGCACGTTGATTTACAGTGTCAACAAACTGATCTCTTATTGCTTCTCTTTCACTTCTAGGTTTACTTGCTATCCAATCATTTATTTGGTCAAGAGCAAACGCAGCTTTCTGTGGAGCTTGATACTTTACTCCTGAAGCAGAATACGGAACACCTTCTTTATAAGCATCTGCCCATCCACTATTCCATGCAGCAGCCTCCGCTCTTTTCCGTCCTGACATACCAACTCCAATTAGAGATTGGTTATCCAGTCCTCGCGCTGCTATATTTTGATTTCCAAACTTCAACTGTTGACAAGAACCCTTGTCTCCTTCTTGACATCGACGAGCTAGAAGAGCCTGCTTCTGTTGCATCATCTTTGCTTGTTCTTGCTGGTTTGGATTACTCAACATTGACATTGGCTTTCAGTCCTCGGAGTTTGTCAATCATCTTTAGGTAGCCTTGGGTTCTGTACAGAAGCTCTGGCTTTTCTGCGTTTTTCAGGTTTTGAAGAGCCATGTGCTCTTCCTCATCCAACCACTCCATCAAAGATTCCCAAACACCGGGAGCATTTACTAAGGGCTTAAGCCTTTTTTTATCCATTTATATTCCTCTACATTCTTACGTTACCACAAATCACCCTACTTTGTCAAGCACTTTCTTCAGGGGGAGGGCCTTGTTCTTGTGGAGATCCTGAAAATTCTTCCATTCCCGGCATGGCTGGAGCTGGAATACCACCCGGTTGGCCCATACCAGACCCTGGCATCCCCATTGGTCCTCCGAGCCCACCTGCTGCACCAATTTGTTGCGCCATGATAGCTGCTTCATCAGGGTCATTTATCAACTCATCCGGGTCTAGTTCTAATGATTCTACAAATGCTTTCACATATGCCGGAGCTTTAATCCAGGGAGCTATTGCAGGATTGCCAAATAGCTGACCAAAAGCTGTGAGACGTTGAGAACGTATTTCGTTCTGCATCAGGCTGGCTGCACCACCTGCCTTAACTTCCAAATCACCTTCAACCTCTAGATCTCCCTCATAGAAGGACATATTCCACTGGAACATAGCCTCTCCAAGAGGCTTTAAAAGAAAGTCGTCAATATTCTTAACCACTGTCTTCACATTAAGGCTGGCTGCGCCCATCAACATAGACATCCCCGCAGCCGTTCGAGTCGTTGACATCACACCCGTCTGACCGTGGGCGTATGATGGGATACCCGTACTTTCATCTGCTATTTGCCTAAACTTATCGAAGATTTGCATGTTCTCAGGGGCCGTATTGGGGAACTTAATCCCAAAGATTGCCTGTCCAGGCTGACCTGTGGCCCTCTTAAACACCTTACCAGGATAGATTTCCATGTTCTGACCTGCAGCCAGAGCATTCTCGTCTATATCAAACACCAGATGTCCTGCCAAAGCCAGATTGTCAATAGCCATACGCATATGACCATTCATAATCATCTGACTATCGCTCATATTCTCTGCAACACCTACCCCAAAGAAGGAATAAGGATTGAGTTCGTAGTCTACAGCGAGATAGGGTATGCGTTTCGGGGTGAACGGGTTGAGAACAACACGAAGAAGCTTACCTGCACACACCCATGCGTTAATTTGCACCTCATCAATCTCTTCAAACATCTCCAAACCTGGAAGATTGTAGGATTCAAGGTCTTGCTTGTCCATAATCCCCCAGTATTCCAGCACTTCATACCTGTCAGTACCTTCCATGTAGTTAGAATTCTCTGCAATCAGCTCATTCTCATAGTCTTTACGCTGATAGTTGGGAGGCATCGACAACACTTCGTTGATTTTCTTAGTGTCGAAGTGTGGACGGTTTTTTAGTGCTCGAAGCTGGCTACGTCCTAGCCTATGACGCTGGATAAACCACTCACACTCATCCATATTCCTAGCATGAGTGTCAGGAAAAGCGTCAAATACTGAGCAATGCTCCAGCCGTGGCACTTTCACCGTCTGTGGTTTGTAAATTCTATTTCCGTTCTCGTCTTTTTCCCAACGATGGAGGGTTTTCTTGTA